CAAAAACTGAAAACTTAATAATAAATAAAATTTATAAAGAATACATACTATTTATTAAAAGAAAATATGAAATGATTAATGATTATCCATATATATTATCGTATATATATGAAAAATATAATATTAATGATAATAAGATAATTTCATGTATAAATAAAAAATCACGAGAATATAATAGAAATAAATTATTATTAATAATTAAAGAATATATTGATGAATGTAAAGAGAATAAAACTGATAGTGAAATAAGTGATACTAATATAAAATTTAATTAACTTCTACATAATGGACAATTTTGTAAATATTCTTGACTTTGAAAATATTCTTGTTTTTTATCATCCCATTTATTCCACTCTTTATTATAATTTATAATTAATTGATTATCTTTCCATTTAATATTTTCTGTATCATTATAATATTCATCTTCCATATCACTATCATAGGGAAATTTAGGTTCATTTTCAATATCATAATTATCATCACCATAATGGCATCGTTTAAAACAATCAATGCATGTAAAATGACTACATTTAGATTGAGTTATACACATTTTAGTTTCAAGACAAATAGGACATTCAGTATTATCTTTAATTTCTGGTATTCCTTTACCACCTTTCCATGTTCCAAATGTCACATCACAATTTATACACATACCATGACTACAATCAAATAACCATTCTGGTTCCATTGTATTGCATAAAATATAATTTGGGCATTTTTTAGGTTGACAATTATGATTACATACTAAATTTTGATTTTTTACATATTCATTCTCATAGTTTGTTTGTATTAAACATTCACCTTTACCATTACATATATTTGACATTGAATATATGTAATTGATATGTTGTTGTATTTAAATTAGTTAGTTTATCTAAATTTTCTATATCAATCTTTACTTGTATTACAATGTAATTAAACCCGTAGAACGTTGTAGTTAAAGACAAAAATATATAGATAATAACAAAGTTGAAAAATATAATTATTTCTGTATAAAATAAAATAACAACTAAAGATAATATGGATACTAAATGTAGAAGATGTTTTAGACCACGAATAGAAAATTTAACAATTTGTGCAGAATGTCAAAGAAGAGCACTTGAACGAGCTACTAAAAATAAACATCAATGTAACTGGATTACAAAAACTAATGAACAATGTACTATTAGAACAGATAAATCATTAAATTATTGTAAACGGCATAGTGAATATGAAGAAATAGTCAAAGCAGAAGAAATAGCAGAATTAAAAGAATGTTCTTGTTGTATTCGTAAAAGAATACATTGTGAATTTATAAGAAATAATCAAGTTTTTAAAACATGCAATGAATGTGAAGAAAGAAGACTACAAAATGTTGCAAACAAAAATATCAATAAAATTAAATGTTCTGTTGATAATTGTCCAAATAATACAATTGATAATAATCAATATTGTTTATTACATATTAACTATATTAAAAAAGATGATACAATGTGTTCTAATGATTATTGTTATGATTTAATAGAAGAAGGATATAAACAATGTTCAAAATGTAGAGCGAAAGAAAGATCAAAATATAATACTATTGAGAATAGATTAAGATATTATATTAAAAATTGTAAATATGAAAATAAAATATGGGAATTATCAAATGATGATGCAAAAAAACTATTTTTAGAAGAATGCCATTATTGTGGGAAATTAGCAAATAAAACAAATTTTAATGGTATTGATCGTAAAATGCCAAATGAGCCATATAAATTAGATAATTGTGTTCCTTGTTGTGAAACATGTAATTTTATGAAACAACAATTAAATTATAATGATTTTATAAATATAATTCATCATTTAGCATTTAAATATGATATTAATGATAATATAGAAAATGAACATCATGAATTATTTAAATTTCCATTAAACGTAACATATTCTAAATATCACCATGGGGCATTAGAAAGAAAATTAGAATTTACATTAACAAAAGAAAATTTTGATACTATAATTATTAAAGATTGTCATTATTGTAAATCTTCACCAGTTAAATATAGTGGTATTGACAGATTTGATAATGATAAAGGATATACTTTAGATAATTGTGTAGCATGTTGCACAACTTGTAATTTTTTAAAACATACATTAAGTAATGATGATTTTATTTCACAAATTAAAAAAATTTATAATCATTTAAACAATATTAAAGTTAATGAAACGATTGAAGATAGTATAGAAGAAAAATTAATTAAATTATTTACAAATGGTAGTTTAGATATAAATCCATACCAAGAAAAATTTAATTATGATGATCAATATTATCTTAATATGTTATTTGATGGTAAATTAGATGATATTAAAAAATTTAAATTAAAATTAGAATTTGTAGAAAATTCTGAACAAAGGGATATCTGGAATTTTTACCGTGCTAGATTATCGAGTTTTAGAAAAAATGTTGAAAATAAAAAAAATGGAATGGGTAAAAGAATATTTATTCTTGTTAAAGATCAAACATCTAATAAATATTTGGGAATTTTAGGATTAAGTTCAGATTATGCTAGTGTAAGTGGTAGAGATAATTATATTGGATGGTCAAAAAATATAAAATTTGAAGATAAACTATTAAATAAATTATTTAATATTATGATGTGTGTTCCATCTACTGTATTTGGGTATAATTTTTGCGGTGGTAAATTATTAGCAAAGTTATGTTATAGTAAAGAAGTTATAGAATATTATTATAATAAATACCAAGATATACCATTAGGAATTTCAACAATGTCTATATATGGCAAAAGTATTCAATATGATAGAATTCCAGAATTAAAATTTATTGGATATAGTTCTGGTGAAGGGTTAAAGTCTTTTTCAAATGAAACATTAGAACTATCTCGACAATATTTAACATTAAATGGTGTAGATGTTAATAAATTAGTAAATCAAACTCAACCTACTGCTAAAATTATTGGTAAAACATTATCATTATTAGGATTAAGTAAAGATGAATATATGTACCATCATGTAAAAAGAGGTGTATATTTTGGTGAATTATTTAGAGATTCTTTAAAAATTTTAAGAAAAGAAATTGATAATGATATAAATGAAACTAATATTAATACATTACGATCAGTAGATACTATTTATAATGAGTGGTATAATAAATATGCAATGAAGAGATATACACATTTATTAAATGAATCAAGATTAATAAAAATTAATAAATTATTATGGTCAAAACAATATAAAATATTTGAAAGAAATAATAAATATAAAACTAAAAAAATAAATTTATCTCAAATTCATGATACTGAACCTGAGCAAAATATTAATATATTATCTTCATCAGAAGATAATGATATAGAAAAAAATAAAAATATAATTACTACTGAAAAAGAAGAAAATATTATAATCAATAAGAAAAAGAAAGTTCATTCTGAAGAATCTAAAATAAAGATATCTGAAAGTAAAAGAAATAAAAATAAGAAATATGGTATTGAAATAGATAAAAAAATTCTTAATACTTTAATGAATACTATTACAGGTAAACAATTAGCGATTGAATTATCAACCCCTGAATTATCACTTAATGAAAAATATGTACAAAGAGCTAGATCCGATTTTGTTAAAAAAATAGTTGTATACAAACAGGAAAATTCGGATATAAAATCTATAATGCAAAAATTAAAAGATCATTATACTTTTGAAATTGATAAAGAATCTATATTGTGTGTAATTACACTTTACAAACTTTAATTTAAATATAATAAATTATTATTATATTTAAGGTTATGTCGCCAGTAGATACACTCGATCAGCTTTTAATTTACAACAAATAAAAATATATACCACCAAATGATAGTAAACTTTTTAGTTGGAGTAGGCAAGACCTGCCATGCCACTCATTACACGAAGTACGTTATAGTTAAATGCATAGATGTTGAGTTCAGAGTCGGAATTTAAGTATACGTTTTTGAATGAGGATGAGGATTCGTTGGCGCGGCCGAGTGTTAACGCGAGGGTGGCGTTATCGATACGGGAGAAGTTGCAAGTGCCGGAAGGTTGGTGTTCTTCGGGGGTGAGGGCGAAGGAATATACGTTTACACCATCGCTGGGGGTGTTGGAGAAGCATTGGTAAGGTTGTACGTAGTTGAAGTAGTCACCATCGCGTTGATCGAATCTGTCGTGGCCGTTGAGTTGGAGGAGACCGAGTTGTACGGGGTTTTCGGATCTGTCGAGTTGGAGACCGTAGTTGTCGTATTGGTATACTACAATGTCATTTGAGGCGATACCTTCGTTACCGGCGTTGCTGTTACGGGCGGCTTCAGCGTTGGTTTCGAACAAGTCGGCGTTGAGGGACGCTACTTCTAAGGGGAGGAGAGCACCAGTGATGGTTACGTTATCTTCAACGAAGAGACTTGTGTCTACAACGATGGCTTTCGCGGCGGTGAAGTAATCGTCATAGTCAGTAGATAAACCAGTTTTGGCTGTTACGAAATCACCAGTAATTACCATGGCACTAGATACGATTTGGGCCCAGCCGAGGATGAAACGTTTGGTGGCTTGGAGGAGCATGGCATTGGCATCAGTGGCGTTGTAGGCCAAGAAGCGGTTGCCTGAGGTGTAGCGACCTAAGCGAACTACCCACGCGAGGAATTTGCAAGGGTGGTTGAATGAGAGGCGAGTACGGGTGCTTACTGAGTTGATGGATTCAGTGGAAGGGAATTGTACTTGTTCGATGAGGTATTCGTGTGTGGCTTGGGCGAAGCGTTTGCGTTCTTCTTGGTCGAGGTAGATGTAGTCTACCCAGAGAGAAGCATCGAGGGTGGGTTTGGTGTCCCAGGTGAGGGCGGAGCCGCTGCCGTATGTGTTTACGGTGAGGTATTGGAGTTGGGTGAATTCAAATGTGATACGTACTTCGTGGTATTGGAGGGCGATGAGGGGGATACCGAGACCATCGTGTCTGCAGTTGAAGAATTGGAGAGGTACGTTGAGGGTGTAGGCTTGGTGAACTTGGGCGAGGTCAGTGTTGGCGGGTACGTTACCTACCATGCGGGCATAGCCGCGTTCTTGGCCTACTTTGTGGGTGAGTTCGTACCAGATGTTGAGCCAGTCACCGTATTGTTTGTCGATTTGGGTGCCGCCGATTTCGAGGTAGTAGTTGTCGATGAGGGCGTGGCCTACATTGGATACCCAGGCCCATTTGTTGCTGGCACCTGAATCACCGAGACCGAGGGAGGCACGGAGGTACATTTTGGTTACTACGTCGGCATTACGTGTTAATTGGATTGTGGGGCGACCGCCGAAAGAGGGGGTGCCTGTGAATGTTTGTTCGATTGATTCGGAAGCGAAGTTTGTGTGTCTTCTGTAAACGCACGTATTATCTAATACTAGATAATGATCCCCAAGGTTTCCCATGGGGGTGGACTATATCTTAAGCTGTCATTGAAATTTAGTTAGAATTTCTCGAGCCCACTCGCATTTAGTCTCTGAACTGCATCCATAGATCTTACTATAACGATCTTTAGGACTTGGCTGCGGATTGCCCAATCCACGTAACTTATTACCATACCCTAGTTTCCTATTCTAGGCCATCAAAGAATTTCTTCTCTGACTTGGTATCACGTGGCTCTAACACATAATGCATGATTATTCTTGTTGTGTTGACTTTTCCTCAAAAGTCGAGGGTGTTCCCGCAATTTGGGAGTGTTGCATCATTAACTCATGTAAATTATATTGAATTAATAATACTAGCAATTACTTTTAAATAATTACTTTTTAAGGCCGTTAAAAACAGAAGTTGACCTTGAAAACGCTGATACCCCATAGTTTCCCATGGGGGCTAGACTATATCTTAAGCCTAAAAATAATTTTTTTATTCTCAAATTTACTATTTTTAAACCCACTAACATTTAGTCGTTGAACTGCATCCATTTTATAAAGAGTTTAGCTGATTTAGATAATCTGTAGCTAATTTTAATTTTTCTTCTAATGTTAATAATTTGCTGGTAAAATATTTTTTTTTACCTTTGGGATGATTTAGTACTGCATACCCTTCACTTTGATAGACTTTTGGTCTTGGATCAAGATGAACTAAATACATAGGTAAATCATCTTTTTTATGAGATAGACTTAATTTTAGTTTATGGTCAATTGTTAATTCTTTACCAAAGAAATGATGATTTGCTCCTTTTTTAGCTTCACTAATTTTTGCTTTAGTGTCATCAGTTCTTGGTTTATTGTAATTAAAATTTTTTACACCTAATTTACTTTGTCGCATTCTTTCACGACTTTCTGCACAATGAACTTTTTTAGAGTTTCCTCCAGAAGTAATATTGTATCCGTTAGGACATAATGAATTATATTGTTGTATATATTTTATTTCTTTTTCATCTAATTCATCATTTGTTCCTTCAAATAATTGTTCTATTGTGAAGTTTTCAGGCGTATATTTCAATATTGCATTATGTAATGCAATACATCCTTTTTGTTTACAATGTTCAGACCATCTTTTTTTTAATGTTCTTGTTGTTTGACCAACATAACATTTATTGTCTATTTTATTTTTTATTAAGTATACTATTCCCATATTATTACAAATTATTATATTTATATTTTACTCTTTATACTTTAGGACTTGGCTGCTGATAGCCCATTTATAAACTGTTACTTTTTAAACCTACGTAAGGTATTCATAACAATTTATTATCTTCTAAATTTTTACGTTAATTATCTATTCGATAATAAATCTAAGTTTTTATTCTTAGCCATCATGTATTTCTACTATGATTTCGTATTAGAAGTTTTAGGGGTTCCCAGAACAATTTGATAGTGTCGCAAATAGATTATATTAAAATAATTCTTTTTAATCTATTCACTAGCAACAGTAACAGCAAAAACGGTGGATTTTTGCGATGGAATACTAAATGATTTATCCTTGAAATATCCATATATTCAAGGCATGTTGCTTTTCAACCCTTTATTCAAAGGTGATTTGAGGATTACCAGTGCGGTTAATCTCCATACTTTCATATGGAGCCGGACTATATCTTAAGCCTTCATTGAGAATTGCTAGTTCTCTCAGACCCACTTACATTTAGTCTCTGGACTGCATCCATAGATCTTGCATAACGATCCGTAGGACTTGGCTCAGCGCTTACCCAATCCTTTTGCTTGTTACCTCAGAAATTTTTATATAAAAATTTCTAGCCCTAGTTTGCTATTCTAGGCCATCAAAATGTTTCCATTTTAACTTGGTACAAAAGGCTCTCAGGGGTTCGCCTGAATTTGAAAGTGTTGCATTATTAATTCTATAGCCTCAGAGAGGCGTATACGCCCAGTAAGGGCTATAGCCTCAGAGAGGCGTATACGCCCAGTAAGGGCTATAGCCTCAGAGAGGCGTATACGCCCAGTAAGGGCTATAGCCTCAGAGA